CTGAGTTTAAATATAACAAAATGAAGAAAGTAAAGTGGGAATATTATACAGGCAAATTAGATGACGATGATCTTAAAGAAAGAGGATGGGAACCTTTTCCTTTCGTGTTGAAATCCGAGATCAATACATATTTGGATAGTGATGAAGATTTAAACAAATATTTAGCAAATAAAATAATGCATGATGAAATTGTTGACCTATGTACTGCAATCTTAAAAGAGTTGAATAGTAGAACCTTTCAACTTAGAGATTACATAAGTTGGCAAAAATTTATACAGGGTATATAATTGACTGATACTATTATTCTTCGTAAAAAGAACGAATCTTTTATACATTTTGAATGTGAAAAAAGTGTAGCACAGGAACTTTCAGAGTACTTTACTTTTTATGTTCCTGGTTACCAATTTACTCCAGCATACAAAAATAAAATTTGGGATGGTAAAATTCGATTGGCTGACCTTCGAACGTTTACTATGTACCATGGTCTTGTTCCTTATATCGACAAGTTTTGTAAAGAACGTGAGTATAATCTAGAAATAGATTCTGATGTGGTAAACACGGAGAATTTTTCTCTTGTTGAAGCAGTAGACTTTGTAAAGACATTAAATCTTCCTTTTGAGATTCGTGATTATCAATTACAAGCATTTGTACATGCAATTCGTAATAAAAGAATTTTATTATTGTCACCAACAGCATCAGGTAAATCTTTAATACTTTATTGTATAGTAACTTACTTACAGTATTCAGACTTTAAAAAAGGTTTGTTAATTGTTCCAACAACATCACTTGTAGAACAAATGTATAAAGACTTTCAGGATTATGGATACGATTCTGATTCTTTTTGTCATCGTCAATATTCTGGTAAAGAAAAACACACAGATAAATTTTTGACTATCACCACTTGGCAGTCTATTTACAAAAATGAACCTGAGTACTTCGAACAATTTGATTTTGTATTAGGTGATGAGGCTCATCAATTTAAAGCCAAATCGTTAGCAACGATTTTGTCAGGTTGTGTAAATGCCAAATATAGAATTGGTACAACAGGTACATTAGACGGTACACAAACACACAGATTGGTATTAGAAGGACTTTTTGGTCCTGTTTATAAAGCAACATCTACGTCGGAATTAATTGCATCTAAACAACTTGCAGATTTTAAAATTAAATGCCTCATTCTCAAATATGCGGATAATGTATGTCAGGCAGCAAGAAAGTGGGATTATAATTCCGAACTAGAATACATAGTATTAAATGAAGCTAGAAATAAATTCATAAAAAATTTAGTGTTATCTTTAGAAGGTAACACTCTTGTACTTTTTCAATTTGTAGAAAAACATGGTAAAGAATTATATAAAATTATTAAAGAGTCTGCCAAAAATAGACATGTATTTTTTGTTTTTGGTGGAACAGATGTCGAAATACGGGAATCAGTTCGTGAGATTACTGAAAAACAAAGAGATGCAATCATTGTTGCTAGTTACGGGACTTTCTCTACTGGCGTTAATATCCGCAACTTACATAATATTGTTTTCGCCTCACCTTCTAAATCAAGGGTTCGGAATTTACAATCGATAGGACGAGGACTAAGAAAGGGTGATAACAAAGAACAAGCTGTGTTGTTTGATATTGTCGATGATATGAGAATAGGCAAATTTACCAATTTCACCTTGAATCATTTCATAGAACGTGTTAAAATATACGATGAAGAAAAATTCAACTACAAGTTTTACAACATAGAGCTCAAATGAATAATCAACCAATAATAAAGATAGTACGACTTCAAACTGGTGAAGATATTATTTCCAAGATAACTGAAGATGATGATAGTGATATGGTATTATTAAACAACCCAATGAGAATGATAGTAAAGAGGGTTGAAACAGGACAATCTGTTTTTATGATGATGCCTTGGTTGCCAATAGAAGTAATTAAGGAAGATTCTGCAATCATATACAATTCAGATATTGTTACTATGATAGAACCAAAAGACTCTCTTGTTGAATATTATCAGAGTATGGTAAATGAATCAATTCTTTCTTTGTTACATAGTGAGGAAATGTCTTTTGAGGAAGAAGAAACTGAAGAAGATGAAGAATACGAATTAACTGAAGAAGAACTTAAAGAGATAGAAGAATACAGAAGGAACAAAAGACTTCATTAATCTTCATACGGAACACCGCTAGTTTAACACTTGTCAAGCACTTTGTCAACACATTTATAGGTAATAATATGGCTAAATCGAATCACTACATTAATAACGCAGACTTTCTTGCAGCACTGGTACAATACCATAAAGATTGTGCAGATGCTAAAGAGAATAAGACAGAAGAACCTTCTATACCAAATTACATTGGAGAATGTTTTCTTAAAATTGCAGAACACCTTTCCAGAAAGCCTAATTTTATTTCTTATACTTTCCGTGATGAAATGATTGCTGATGGTATTGAAAACTGCCTAATGTATTTCCGCAACTTTGATCCGGCAAAGAGTAATAATCCATTTGCTTATTTTACTCAAATCATATATTATGCATTTCTCCGTAGAATTATGAAAGAGAAGAAACAATTATATGTGAAGTATAAGGCAACTCAACAGTTTGGATTGCTCGATGAAGGTGAAATGTATGAGGATGAAAACGGTAACATGAAACAGTTTGAACTCTATGACAATATTTCCGAATTCATACACAACTTTGAAGAAAATAAAAGAAAGAAAAAAGAAAGTAAGACTAAAGGTATAGACAACTTTGTAGAAGAATAATTTATGAAATTATGTATATTGGGTGATACACATTTTGGAGCAAGAGGAGATTCGTTGGATTTCCATAACTATTTCAAGAAATTTTATGATGATGTATTTTTTCCTTACCTTGTAGAAAATAAAATTAATGTAGTTGTTCAAATGGGTGATCTATTTGATAGGCGAAAGTTTATTAATTTTAATTCCCTATATCTTTCCAGAAAATACTTTTTCGATAAACTCAAAGAGAACAACATCAACCTGTATACATTAATTGGTAATCATGATGTTGCATTTAAAAATACACTTGAGGTAAACTCACCATCACTGTTATTAAATGAATATGATAATGTTTTCCTTATAGAAGATTTTCATACAGAAAACTTTGAAGGTGTTTCGGTTGATATCGTTCCTTGGATTTGTTCCGATAATGAAGAAGAAATATTCCAAAAGATAAAGAATAGTAAATCACAAATTTGTTTTGGGCATTTTGAGATAGATGGTTTTGAAATGGATCGTGGCAATGTTCATCAAGGTGGGCTTGACAGAAAGACATTATCAAAGTATGATATAGTGTTGAGTGGACACTTTCACCATAAATCTTCTTCGGATAATATTACATATGTCGGTACTCCTTATGAAATGACCTGGTCAGATTATAATGATCCCAAAGGATTTCATATCTTTGATACCGAAACGAGAGAGATGAAATTTGTGAAGAATAATTTTTCTATCTTTCATAAAATAATGTATGATGATACGAATCATGATTTTGAATATTGGAAAGAATATGACTTTTCTAAGTATAAAGAAACATATGTAAAGTTGGTGGTGTTGAATAAACAAAATCCTTTCTTATTTGAACATGTGTTAGACAATCTATATAAGATTGGTGTAAGTGATTTATCAATCGTAGAAGATTTCAGTGATACCGTTATAGGTGACGATCAAGATATTATTGATCAGGCTGAAGATACACTTACGATTCTATCCAAATATATCGACAATCTAGAACTAGATGTTGAGAGTGATAAATTAAAAATTGTTATGCGTGAACTTTATGTTGAAGCATTAAATACTGAGGTATCTGATTAGTGATAATTTTTCGTAATATTAGATGGAAAAATTTATTAAGCACTGGTAATAGTTTTACTGAAGTCAAATTAGATAATATCAGTAATACTTTAATTGTTGGTGAAAATGGTTCAGGTAAGTCAACCTTACTTGATGCTCTTTGCTTTGCACTCTTTGGTAAAGCATT